ACGTGCCAATAAGAAATCTGAAATCCGGACCACCTTTAGACATGGAATCTTTGTTGGCTTCGGCCCACTGGAAAGCATATGATTTGGCACGTTCGATTACCATTTCTTCACCGATTTGCGGTGGTAGTTCGTCGGTGTCGGCGGTGAAGTCCGGCATTTTCCGTATACCATAAAGCTGGTATACCGAATTGTATTGCGGTACGCCCCAAAGCTCGTACATCGGATATTGGTAGGTCGTGCTGAGTGGATTAGTGTCTAACCGGTACATAACTACATCGGTCGGTATGCCGTACCATGAACGCATAGGGTCCATCGCGTCGATTTGTTCACGGGTTTTATCGAGCAACAAGTCTACAAACCGGGGGATATCTCGCACGGAAATGAATAGCAAATGGTCCTGGTATGGAGCAGCATAGTAGCATTGGAGAATTTGGTAGCCGGTAGCGGCGTTACTCGTTTCACCGTACAGCCGGTCAAGTGTTAATGTAGCCCCGTCCCATGATAGTATATTGTATATGGTTTGCCCAGCGACACGGAATTGGCGTTGCGGGATAGTCGAGTAGGTAGTTACACCGGCGGTGATAGCTGCGGCGGCAGTAGCATCGGGCGTAACCGTATTGGTACCTTGTACGACGGCAACGGTACCCGCTGTAATCAATGGGGGCGTGATCCAATTCGGGCCTTCATATAACTGGAACGACCACAAGTTTTGACGGCGTACGTCACGCCATGCGCGGTTTATTAGTTTGCGTGCTAATGGTACGGGGAGCTTAGGAACCATGCCCAAAAGCTCGGACGACATCGTAGCGTAGGACATGTAATACCTCGCGCTTTGGGCTTAGAGCTTAATAGTTACTTTTTGGACATCTTTTTACTGGAAGCCTTAGCGGCGGCTTTTTTCAAAAACGCCTTACCGTGGTACTTGGCTTCCATTGCCGGAGTCTCAGCTTTTTCGGAATGTTTCATATCAGCTTTTTTCATAGCTATTCCTTTTTAGTACCCGCCGAAATAATCATCGTCCGAAGCGTATTCGGGTTTATCGGTAGGTAGCATGGTTTTGCTGTCGCGCCATTCGCAATGGCTATTCAACCAACTACCGACCGGTGATTCCAATTCAGGTGCACGGTTGACGTTTAAGCCATCCCGATGCACCCGGATCGGAAAACTGGTAGGCGATTGAGGTATATTGTGTCTCGCCATAATTCACCTATACGAACACGGCCAAAAATCTTACTTCTTCAGCCGACAAATCAATCGCACCGGCTTCGACACCGGTAGCGGTCACGTACCATTTGATTGTCACACGCGGTACGGCTCCAACGGCGGTCACAGGTACTTCAATAGTTGCATAATACGTGCCGGAAAACGACATGGCCGCAACTAACAAATCACCACCCACGGAGATCTGCTGCTTGTTCATTAACTCGATAAAGTCAATTCCGCCCTCACCGAATTGGGATGCGTAAATTGCCTCACCGCCAGGGGTGTATGTCGCCAACCCCTTGAAGTCGATAACGGATATTTTCTTGCTACCCTGATAAATCGGGTATCCGGGTAATACTGCTTTGATAGGCATAATAACTCGCTCCTATTTCGGTGTGTTGGTCGGTGCTGGCAATTTGGCTTTAGACTCTAACTGAGATAACCAGTATTTGCAATCTTCTATGGCACCTTCATAGGCGTGCAAATTAGCAATAATTTGGTCACGTTCACGCATAAGGGTATTTAGGCGTTCGTCAAGTTCCGCCTTGGTAATCGTAGCGGGCGAGGATTCCGGTTTAGATTTCGGTTTCTCGCCCGCCATTACCATAGCAACAAAACTTAGCACGAACAAAACCACAACTACTATAACCCACGGCCAGTATTTCATAAATACCTTACGGGCAAGTCGCAGCCAACGGAATATACCGGGCTACGCCGTCTACGAGTACTTTAATTCCGCCGGTAGCGCCGGTTACAGAACTTGGCGTACAGGTCGTATTGGCTTCGGTACCATGGACGTTGGTTTCAATATCAAACACATAATCGGCTTTACCGAACATCCGGATATGGGAATTTATAATCCCACCGCCCGCATGCTCCGCGTAAATACCGTTTAAATTCGCAAACGATCCCGAGTTGGCACCGAAAATATTCGCCTGTAATGGGGCGTTGTTACCACCAGATAACGTACCACCGGTAACGTCGATTTGACCGTATACGCCAGCGATTGCGGTACTGGCTATGGTAGCCGTGCCAGTGATAATTTTACCCTGGACACCATACAGATACGAGCCTGAAATAGCTCCACCAGTAGGCGTAGTTACAGCACCACGAACGCCAACAAGATTACCGCTCGTCATAGTCGCAGCGGTAGTAGCTTCACCACGAATTATGCGAACTGTGCCGGGTGTGGCAGACGTAGACGTATACGCAACATTCGGCGTAGTACTCGAACTCATAACCATATTGCTCTGAAGTGGCAACACGATATTTGTCGGCACACTTCCGGCGGTGGTTTCAATGTACGCCATTACGGTATTGCCTACCGCAGTAGCAGCCGCAATATCAGTAGTGACGGCAACGGTTCCGGAACTATTAGCGTACAAAATACTGCATGTAGAAAACGTCGGGGCCGTACAGTCAACTTTACTCGCGCCGACCGCAGCCGAACCCGCAGCAATCGCTACTGCATGTCCACCGTTATTCAATGTCCCAGCCGACCAGTAAATACTCGTAGCGACCGCACCGGTTTTAACCGTCGGCGCTTTGAACGTACCTGGATTGGTGGTTTGGGCGTAACTCATTGTCGCGACCAGCAGCACCGCGACGAGTGCGAAACTCATAAGACGTTTCATTATAATTAATCCTCCAAGTTACCGTAAGCTTCTGGCCAGCGGTTTTTACAAAACTCAATTCCGTATTCCGACTCTACACGTTCCCGTGCGTCGGCGTGGGCAATAATCGCTTGCGCGGCCATGCTTCGACCGCGCTCTTTAGCGATTGAAATTTCTTCCGGAGTCATAAATATGTCCGGCACTACAGCTTGGGTTTGCATGATTCGCTTACCCTACCACCGGAAATTACGACACAACGGCATCGTAATAGGTATGGTGATTCCACCCGCAAGCACGACGCCTTCAGCCACGCCAGCATACCGCTGGATAAGTTGCCCGACCTGTGTAAAGGTAGGATTGCCCCCGCCTTCAAGTATGTCGAACACTCCGGGCTCACCGGCTCCGACGGCACCCAGGTACACTGGGCAACCATCCGCAGCTACGCCGGTCAATACAGCCTTGGCTCGGACGTAGACTTTACCGGCTTGCTGAATCCACCAAGAGTTTCCGCGTGTGATAGTGTTTATGAGCACACCGGCAAATAAGCTAACACCCTGGCTTCCGGATTCGTCAGCGGTAACTTGAAACTTGCTGGCTGCGACACCGGTATCGAAAAATACCGCAAGTCCGCGTGTGAACGGTGCCGTGGACAGCAATTTGCATGTCACGAACTGATACAGCCCGCCGTAAAGCGTACCAACGGAGGTATCACTGAGTGCCAATGCGTCTTCCTCACCAACGATCATACGATCACCGGGGCGATCCTGAATACCCATGTTTGCGCCGATATTCGCGGGGACACCGGTTAAGTCACCACCGATAACCGTCATTCCAGCGCCGGAGTTCAGGTACTTTACTTGGCTCAACTGTTGAGCCTGTTTGATCCAATTAGAAGGCATGTTGAAATCTCCTATAAAGAGGATTGTTGAAGCCGGGGCGGGGTATTACATATACCCTACCCCAAGCACCAACTAGAATCCGGCTCCGTATCCGTGGGCATTGTCTCTTGGCGACGGGGTGTAAAAATTAATTCCCGCTTTTAAAAACATGACGATCAAATCAGGATTCGACTGTGATCTGATGGGCGGTGTGAAATTGAAATTGTATTCTTCGTCCGTGGTAGGCCGGATTTTCCAGCCAGCGGTACGGAAGAAAAATAATATCTCTCCGGGGTTAATCGTTTGGGACGCGGGCAAATTCGATATGCTTGCCGGGGTCGCGGTCGATGTAAAGGTCGCGGGCTGCACAGCGGTCGTTTGGCTGAGTCCGGATGGTAGAATCTGCCCGTATTTGGTGCTGGGGCAAAGTTTATCGACATGGATATAGGACTCTAAGAACTTCAATCCGGTAAGCCCAATGCTGACATCTTTTTCCTGAGAAAAGTTCTGTTTGGGTTCCTGGCGTTCCAGCAAATAGCTATACAGCGCCTTGTTACACACGCCGATATCCGGAGCCTGTACGCAATTCAAGTACATTTCCACGACGGATTTGTAGCTGATTTGGCCGGGGTTTCCAGTTTGGTCGCCAAACCAGATCGGAATGCTATTAAGCACGTTTCCGATTGCGCCGTTGCGGATCTGGCCACCATAGTACGGGAAGATATTACCGTCCCAGGAATTCGTCAAGCCATCGTTCATGGCTTCGGCGGCACCGTTGATAAACAACACGCGGTTATCGCCAACACCGGTCGGGGCAGCTTGGCCGTGACGATAAAGGTCAATACCTAAGTCGGTATTGAGTGCTTGTACGGCGTTGGACATATACAGGTCCACCAACTTAACGCGGGCTGCGGGTCCGGAATTTATAACGTTGGTTTGCCACAAATTCAAAGGAACCTGCTCGACGTAAAGTTTCGGTGTGAATCCGGTTGCGGCTAATATCTGCCGCTGGATAATAACTTGGTCCGCACCCGGTGCGCTTGCTCCACCGGCTACACGGTTATACTGAAACGGCTCCTGCATAATCGTTCCACCAAGGTATTCATCCAACGCACCCGATGCGCGAAGTTTGCGCGGTAGGGAGCCTTCGACAAAGAACTCGTCGTATACGATATCTTGGGCCATGTCCGCAAGGGTGGACGCGGAAATCTGGTCAAAAGTGGGGTCTGGCATTTTGTTTGTCTCCTATAATTTACAACCAAACTTTATGGCCTTGGAGTCCTTAAATGCCTGACCCTTGGCCGTACTGCTATGATGCTACTGATTGCTGCAAAACCTGTTTGGCGAATTTGCTTACACGATCACCTGCACGACCTTCACCGGTTTTCTCCCATGGACGGCCCATGTCATTAGCGGGTTTTCCGTCAGCGGACACGGTACGGTTCGTGAACGGGTTCCGTGACGGCTGAAGCGTAGAAGTAAACGGATTACCGCTTGTGGACGCGATCTTGGTACGTTCTTCAAGCCGGATAGCGTCGTCGTGTTTGCGTTGTTCTTCAGCCACGATTTCATTACGGCGCGTGTCTACGTTGTTGTCTTTTTCCCAAAATTGCCGAAGATCGCCGGTAAAGCTACGACTATTGACGGCTTCACGATACTTTTTACGCAACGCAGCTATACCGCCTGGGAGCCGTTTACCAAAAAGTTCTTGGTGATCCGCGACAATATCCTGAGCCATTTCAATGGCATCACCCACTTTTTCGTACGCTTGGCCGAACTGTTCCGTAGTCACGTACTTGCCCGTGTTAGGGTCTACGGCAGGTTCGGTGTTCGCCGGTTTGGGCGGATTCGGGTCAACCGGTGGTTTGTATACTCCGGCATCCGCAAGTGCCTGTAATCTGGCTTCCGCTGCTGCTCGGGCTGCTTTAGCTTCAGCGGCTTCTTGTACGAGTCGGTCGGTTTGCGGTACACATTGTTCGTTGTACCACTTAGTGTCACCGTCGATGATTGTTTGCTTTGCGGCGATATCAGCCGTAAGTTTGTCTACTTGGTCTAATTCAGCTTGTACGGACGCGGCAAATCTCGGGTTGGCCAGCATGGTTTCCATACCTTTGAGTTCTTCATCGGTATAGCCAGCCTTTTTTAGAACATCTATAAGTTTCGGCATAGCTTACTCTCCCCTTGCAAAGTTACTTTGTACTGCTACTTTATACCGGCGGTGCTTGCATTGGTGTCGGTGGCATCGCCTGTACGATTTTAAGCTGAAGCTGAGATACTAATTGGTCGATTTGATCCACTAACGGCCCGGTTGTCGGAAAGCGATCACGAATACTACGCGCCGCACGGGAAATATTGTTGATGTCGTTGATAACGCTTAATGCGCCGCTATCGGAACTGGGACCGGGTGCAGGGATGGCTTGCGGTTGGGTATGCATACCCATTCCACCACCAAATTCTCCTTGAGGAGCCGCACCCGGCAAAGCTGGCATAGAAGACATAAGTTTATCCGATTACGCCTTCAGTGATTTCTTAGGAGCCTTGGTGACTTTCTTTCCGAACGTGTTGGCTTTATAGTCGCCCTTGAGCTTCAACCCTGGACCTTTTTGCGATCCGCCGATTTTGGTTCCTTCTGAAAACTTCGATCCCTTCATAATTTCCCTTTCCAAGTTGCGGTTGATACGTCGGTCCCCTAAATATTGCCCTATACAACGCCAAAGGCCCGATAAACTAACCATGGGTGGATGGGACACTCACGTTAATTTATCGGGCCAGTTGGCTGGGCGGCAAGGGGATGCGCCTGTCTTAAAATGTCTCCGTCGCCCTCAAACCTAGTTCCCGTGTTGGGCTAAACCCAACATGTACGATTCCAATATTGCACGAACACTACGGGTTGTGTCAAGGGGTATTTTAATAGCTAGGTAATTTCGGTAGCCGGGTAGATCGCCCGTCAGAAAAATGGACTTCAAAATAATTTAGATATTCGATCATAATGGCGTCCGGCGGCAATGCGCATGAAGTCTTAACCGGAATACCCGAAAGGGCATTAATTACCGTTCGTGCCTCAACCATAGATTTCAGTTTTTCTAATGAATCCGGCGATACGGTAATAGACATAGGAATATTGAATGCCTGGATCTGATCGTACCAGGACTGTAAAACGTCCATCGTAAGTGCCGACATGTTATCCCACCTTTTGACTATCCACACAATTCACACTTCCGATACTTCCGCAGTTAAAGTCTAACGAAACGGAACCAGTAAATTTGCCGTCGTGTAATTGTTTTAGGAGTATTGATATTTGACCCATAAGCACACGGAAGTCCGCTGTATGCGTGACTTCAAATGTTTGCTGGCGTACCATGCGTTGCGTGACGTGCTTGGGGTTGCAGCTTACGGATGCCATAATTATGTTCCGGATTGAGATATGGTTGTACGGGCTCCACCATCTTTGGCGACGAGCTTCGGCGATTCGAGTCCGGTCGTCGGCCTACCCTCTTGTACATTACCACCCTCTACGCCCGCCATGGCTTGTTGTATAGCCGGTGTCGGTGCTACGCCGGTGTTCATAAGTTCATCCACCAACTTTTTGACACCGATAGCGTGTTGCGCGGTTTTCGCTTGTTCATTCCAATACCGATCCCATACCGTATCACCAGAAGGCTCGGAACCGAAATTCGGTATATCGCATGATTCCGCAATAGTCCGTGAATCTATTTGTATTCCGGCTTTGCGTAATTGGATAAGCAATAACTTATGCGACATTTGCGTGATTTCATGTGCTGAGTGCGGTGTTAAGTAGAAATGTAAGTTTTCCGCAAAAAACCGTGCGCGTTGTAGTTTGCTATAAATCGAATTTGCTTTATTGTCTTCATCGGGCATATGCGACGGCACTAAACTTGCGGGGTCATAGTCAAGCGTGCTTCGTGTGAGCCCGTCTACGCCTACGTATTCCATAATGCGTTTGGTGTCGTAGTATTGCAGCACGTGGTACTTGGTTTGCTGGCCGATACGCGATAACGAATTTTCAACATTCCTAGTAATATCTCTAACTATCGGTCCATCGGCTTCGACCATTTTTTCATAGTCATTCACACCACCACCTAGAGCACGGGCTTTAGCCAGCGCGATCACGTCTTTTATGGCTTGCTGATAGTCCATGGTTTGTTCAAGGTGATTTATGTATATCGGTGTCGCAGGGTCTACTTTACGGTAACTTTCCGGCAACACGTCCTGAAACGGGCGTTCAGTAAGTTGTCCGTCGAAACCACAACGCGTTCTCGGTTTCATCGGATCAAATGTTCTAGCTTCGTTACGGTTCACGGCGTTGATATCGTACGCCAAAGCCGGATCTAGGGCGGCGGCATGTTTGTCCATAACACCGCGTTCGAGTTCGTCTATGGATTTTTGTATTTGCCAACCACCGGATACTAACGCAAATCCTATTGCTTCCCAGGCCCATGAATCCAAGCAGAACGGTATACCGGGAAACTCACCATGCCAATCAAACGCGGGACCGTCGTACAGCACAACCGTTTCGGATGAAATGACTAGCCGCCGATACGGATATAGTCTAGCATCGTCTTCGGTAGCTTTACGATACGTCACCACTCCGGTACCATCACGCCCTACAGGTATTTCTTGGCCTACAAACGGCACCGTGTAGCACCACGATGCATCCGCCGGTGAACCCATGTGTATAGGTTTTTCGCCACGATTAATCGACAAATCAATCACGTATGTATAGCGAATAGGAATATATAAATCACTAAGCGTATTTTGGTCACCCGCCATACCACGCCCGAACATGCGCTTTACGATATTGCCTTTTGCAGCACGGCGGATTTCCGGCGCATACCAATACCGTGAACTTGTCGGATGCAGTCGGTCTTGAAACAACGGAAACATCCCATGAGCCATCGCTATAGGTAATTCGTCTAATATCGTTACCGCGTATGCTTCCTGCCAATCGTTGTTAGACGGTAACTGTACCGGTAGTACGCTGGGTGCGCCGTATGTAAGAAACGTCAAGTCTCCGGTGCGACGAGTGCCATACATCGCTTTCCTGAATACCGGACGCACCCAGCCTGTACAGGTCGCGGCGGACCATTGCATAGCAGATTTGATAGCTGAATCAAGGCTACGTTCTAAGTATATAGCGCGGGTTACTTTATTATGCAGTTCACAGTTTTCTTTAAACGTGTCGTTCTGTGTATTGTAGCCCCATATAGGGCGGATGTTACTGACAGCGCCGACGATTTCACGGATATTACGTTTGAGCCGTCCAGTGGCCATTTGGGACCGATAGCTAGGGCTCGGGTTCGCCGGAGATTTGCCCGCTAATATCTCGAACGCGATTTTCATATCCGCGTAACCACGCTGCTGCTTGAGCCACGAACTACCTTCTTCGACCGCCGCGTTTAGCCAACCTAATTTTGTGTCTTCGTTAGAATCCCGAAAGGGGACTTGCCATTCGTGAACACGTTCCGTGGGAGCCATTATGACCACCTATTTCCGAGCCTGATATCACAGACTGTTGAAGGATGCAGACCGTATTTACGGGCCGTAACCGTATGAGGTTCCGAAGACGAACGAATATTTATTACGTCGTCAATTGTAAGTTTAGCCATTTTACTCCGCCGGGCATTTTCGGCTTGGGATACGGGTTCTAAATGATCGGGATTCACACAAGCAGTATTTTTACACGTATGGTCTAATACTAATCCTACCGGTATTACTCCTATTAATAATTCGTAAACTAGTCGATGTGCATACGCCTGTTTACCAATCTTATGTGGTTTAGGCATGTGAAATCTTCCGTATCCGTCCTTATCAATCATGCCCTTCCAAGGCCAACAGACCCCGTTACCTCTACGCATATCTATTTTCGATAAAATACGGCATCGTAACTTAGTAATTAAATCAGGTGTAAGAAGATTATTAATATTAACCAACTTTCCATCCACGGAAGTCGGGACTGGAACTTTATTAAGAATTCGTTGTGTCCCCAAAAATTCGGCGTGATAAAGATGGTTTTTTTGGTTCGTAACCGCTTCAAGATGCTCAGGATTAACGCACCATTTATTACGGCAGGAGTGGTGAATATGAAGACTATTAGGAATTCTCCCTTTTATAGCTTCGTATGAAAACCTATGGGCACGTTGCTGTTTCCACATACCATATCCATCAGCGTTTAACCTACCTATCCAGCGCCAGCACCCGTTTTCCAGTTTACGAATGTAATCTTCAAATTGCATGTACCTATCCACCGGAACACAAAAAACACAACTCCGACCCTTTGACACGGCGAAACTTGCCACAACGCCCACAAGTATCATCCTTCATTTCGGGTACAGACTCAATAGAATCTTTTTGGGCTTGTAGGGAATTGTTTTCACGTAACGCAAAATAGCAGTTCCGATATAGGTCGTGTTCTTTGCGCCACTTTTCCCGTTTGCTTTCAGCCAGCATGAGATAACTTTTTATGTAATCCCGTTCCCACGGTGACGTAGAGCTTGATATCATCCGCGTCGTAAGCCGTTCACGTGTATTACGGCGCACACGTACCATCAGTTGATCGTCGCGCTCCATAGCACGTTGTCCAACCGCGTATTCCCAATCTTGCATTTTGTGTTGGAGTTTGTCGATTTCACGCAACGTACCGGCCTCTTTAAGCTCAAAGCCACGGCGCTGCATTTCGGACTTTATATGGTATGCGATTTCATCAGTCGGCGGCATGGATATTTCGCCGGTCTTGAAGTTTTCAAAATACAATATTGGTTGTAGTGTACCCATCGTACGATTGACAGCCATAATTTACCATCCCCTTCTAGTCGGTTTTTAACTTTCGTTCCGGCACGCTCACAGTAACCGTAAGCACCGTACCGTTCAAGCGGTCTAAAACCCCGTGCAAATCATCCACAATTGTCAACGCCAAGCCGTTAAGACTTCCAATGATATCCACTAGGTCTTCGTCAATATGCTTGTCTGCGGAATCTACAACGCGCCCAATTGCTTCGGTTAATTTCGGGATCGTTTCGGTATTAATTTTATCGACTGCTTTTTGCATCCCTGTAAGGTCCATGAGTATATCACCTTTTAAGCCTGTTTAGTTAGTAAGTTCTAATATTTCCGCCAATGTAGCTTCACGGATACCGCCGCGAGTTTCGTTCACTACTAAGCCGTTGTACGCGCCTAAATTTAAGGTTGGCATATCCGCGCCCACACGGGATTGTTTTTTGCTGCGGTCGGCTAACGTGTCCATGTCATGCAAAATGAACGTCGATATTCCGGATGCAAAAATACTATCATCATGCGATGTGGAACTGTGTTCGAGTTTAGCTTTACCCGTGGACGTTTGATGAACTTCAAATTCCCTACATTCTTCAATAGTCCAGGGTGAGTTTAATATGTACCAGCCGTTTTTGACCACATATACAAAGTTACCTACTAATATCGGCCTACTCCATCCGGTCGTAAACCAGCCTTGTTTATTAGTAAGTTGCTTGAGTTTATTTTTACTATCGTATCGGCCAAAATTAAAAAACCTCCCAGCCGGATAACCCAGGCGTTTCATTTCTTTTTGGCACACGTCACCCACAGACATCAATTGTTCTATGCCTACAAGCGGATAACTACTAATTTCTTTATTCGGGTTGGTGAAATATAAGCATATGGCCATCACGAACGCGAACGCTTCCACGTGGCCGACTTTATTACTACGCCACTCTGCTACTTGCGTATCGGGTATGGGGCCATCGCCGCATTCGGTGACGCATATGCAACTGTAATCGTAGCCTTGGCCGGTGCCGGTATCGACGCCGACGCCGAATTTGCGTTGGATTTGAGTTTCCGCGCTTAACGGCTGTCTAAAGCTGGGTTGTTTGAATACAAATAGCACATCGTTAATATAATCTAGTTCTTCTTGGCGTCCGCTGGGGTTTTCGTATAACTCATACTTCAACGGCACAAGTTCCCACTTGTAGCGGTCGCCGTGATTGGATTCGTGAATTATAGGTATCCGTGGTTTAGAAGTATCAATATCTTCTAGTTTTGGTTCATGCTCAGTCTCAATGCTTTGTCCAACTATCCCGTACACATCATATTTCTGCACTCGGTTTTGGTGACATACTTCAATAGTCTCCTGGCCGAATACGTTGTCATAGCTCGCAACCATGGCTTCAATGTCGTCGCATGCCATTTCCTGCATTAAGCTATTCAAGTTGCCGCTACCTAAAGCTTCCGTGTACAAACAATGATAAAACCACTGTTGGTCAATCGGCATAACCCAGTCTTTACCGAAAAAGTCACCTAATAGCGGGTCTTCACGTATAAATAATTCAGCCTTGATAATCTGACTTAGTACTTTGTCTTTTGGTCGCCACTCAAACGGAACCGGGTGCGTGGATATCCAAGTTTTCGTTGGGTATATGTCGTGTGCACATGGCCAGCTAAAAAAGATGGGCGTAAGCCTGGATAGACCATCATTGCGATGTTCTTTGGCATAACGATACTTGTCTGCAAACCATCCAGTTTTGCCGGCAAAGGATGATTCAATATTTCCGAATACTTTAGGGCTCGCATGGGTCGCACGCATTAAGCTGGCTTCGATTTGTTCTTCAGGACGCGGGATATGTGCTGCTTCGCTTACGTGCCACACTGTGCGAGTACCACCACGACCTAAGCCGACACGTTGCTGGCCTTTTTGTTTAGCCGAAGTAGCGCCGTGCTGAATGCTAACGCGGCTATTAAGGGCTTCAAATTCAAGCAATCCCGGTACGGACTCCACACGACGACTGTATTTCGGCCTCATCCACCATTGCAAGTTATCGTAGGCGAATAGGATTTTCTTTCCCATTTCCTCTGATTTAATTCTATCAGCCGAAGCAGTAAGCGCGTTAGTATCCTTATAAAAAAATACCCGGTGCCCAATAAGCAGTTCGACGATTGTTGTGAAAAATTGCTGTCTGCTTTTACCGCCGATAATTTCAATCGCCGCTCCCTTAGCTTCCAACGCGGAAATAACATGAAAGTATATCCTTTGCGTATCACGAAACTTAAACCGTACATTAGTGTCGTTTTCGTCGGCTAAATGAGCATACCGGGTTAAATAATACGCCGCGTCACACATACATAAAGTTTTTTCGTTGACTATAAATCGGTGTTCCTGTTGCGTTAAGTCACGGCTGAAATATAGCTGTCCGGCGGCGTTGTACTTTTCCCACCGGCGCAAATGCTCGGTGAACTTATCAACTTCGTCGCTGCTATGATACTCTAGCTCCCAGCCTAGTTCGGCTTTGGCAAATGAGAGTCGTTCTTCAACTATGCTATGCGCGTACATAAGCCCACCAAAACTATAAATCTATGTCCCAACCCTGATCGTCAAGTCCGTTATCCAATCCAGCACTATCCCCAGGAGCCCCGCTAGGAAGCTTATTGGTATCGTGATGATTATTACTATCCACGCTATCGTTATCAGCAAGCAGCGGAGTAGGAATCTCAGCACTCGATTCAAGCAACTTAGTTTCTGTGTCTGCATGATTATCACCGCTCCCTAATAGTCGGTCATTTAAACGCTCGTTAAAACGATCCGTAATGCGTCCCATAACTGAGTCAATCTGTGTCAAACTTCCTATGCTGATACTTTGTTGTTGCCGGTTGTCCGTATTCATGTCACCTTGGACGTTTAATATCTGCGTCTTGGGTACCGGTGCATAGCCTTCATGCTGAAGGATCATTTTGCGGTCTTCCCAGCCCTTTTTGGTTTTGGCTTCTTTGATGGATTTTTGGATGATTACTGGTTTCGCGGCTTTACTTAATAATGCACTTACCGCGTCACTTTGCTCGAAACATGCTCCGGTGATTACTTCAAGCATGCGCTTAGTAGTTATGCCGCTTGCCACACAGAACGCCTCGAACGGCAAACTTTTACGTACGCTGACGGCTAAACTGTCGTAGGCGCGTAACCATTTTTGTGCATCGGGCTCATGTGATCCGCGCAAATATTCAATGGCTTTGTCAATTTTTCCTGGTAACTCGCGCAATATAGGCGTGATTTTCGGCGCGGCGTTCGCTTCAATTTCAGTGATTCCAAGTTTTTCATAGGCTTCGGCAAGTTTAGTACGCGACGATTTGCCGGGGATCGCTGGGATTCGTGGTTTGGTTCGGGTTGAAATTCTAGGCACAATGCTATATCCCCTTACATGTCTTCGTCGGTACGATTTTCCAACCTATCCTCTTTACCGGCCAATATACCTTCCTCATACGCCGAATTAATATCTTCTACGGTGGGCGTATCCATACCGGCAAGTTTCGGAGTCCGTGTTTTAAGCTCTAACTTGCGATATTCCGGATGCTCAAGCTTTAGCCGGTATTCAGTTAAATCATTGGCTCGTTTAAGCTCGTTGGCGATGTGCTTCAAATGCACCAATACTCGTAAACTGCTAAATACACCGGCTAACTTCATACTACCCTCACTTCCGGCTGACATGGAGGTTTGCGCGGCCCCATGCCAGCCATGCACACGGCTGAAGTGGTATTGCGGTTAAGGTAGCGGTGAGTGTTGCAGGTTTTCATAGCAGCCTTTAAATATACGACAGTATTCATTGGGGCTTAGATGGTTTTGGATTTGAACCTTTGACCTTCCCCTTAGGGATGCTCTACCTGACTGAGCTACCCACCCAAACCCCAATACCTTAAAATTTAACCGTTATCGCCCCACGGGGAGCAAAGTCAGTTTCCGTGCCATACTGCTGTTTTGTAAACGCCAGCATGACACCGAAATATTTGCTAACCTGTTTATGTAGGAATCCGCCGTATTCAAAGCTGCCCTTGATGCTTTCACCGTCAGCTACAAAGCCAGGCGCTGCTAATCCATATAATGACCAAGAACCACGCTGAAATAACCTGTACGCTAATCCTGGGTGTAGTGAATATTGTAAATTAAACCCAGCTACCGTAGCTTGGCCATTGGGTTCCTTAACCACGCCGACATCCATAGAAGTATACGAAATTGCTTTATTGTCGCTTGTTAGCGGTATGCCCAACGCGGCCCAGCCTTGGATATTCGGAGTCGCGGTGGCAAAGTATCCTACGCCGGCAGCGCCGAATCTAACTGGCTCTTGGGCGGTTGCCGGGACCGAGAAAAAAATTGTCAATGCAATCAAACATACCATCAGTGTTAGTGTTTTCATAGTTTGCACATCCCCTTGAAAGGTTAATTGAAAGTTACGGTTTGTTGTTTTGAACTGGGTTTGTCGAATTACTATCGACATTGGTTACAGATTTAAGCAAGTTCGCAAACACGTTATTACCCAGCAATAGCAATAGTCCACCGACCGCGCCGATACTTAATGCGTCCTGCCAGCTTTTAAGCGTTATCATCCACCCACCGACCGTGATACACAGTGTCATGTAAAACAACAAACGGCTTTTGTTTTCCAGCCACGCGGTAGGCATAATATGTTTCGCTCCTATTTGGCCCATTCACCGGTTTTAAGCATGTTCGCTAGTTCGTTTGCGCGACCGCCAACCTGGGTAGCGTACTTGCTATTCAATAATTCGGCGGCAGCTGTATTATAATCGCTCGTTTCCAATGCCGCAAGCATTTTTTTGAACTTCATAAACCCGTAAGTGCCGACGTTAAATACGAAGTCCACTAACGCGGCTGTGCGGACTTCATCAAGCTGTATGTGGTATGCGCTTAGTATCACGTCCACACTACATAGCGCCTGCATTAAGTCGTCCTCGAAGTAGTATTCGGCTTGCGGGAAAGTTATGATTTCGGGTACTGCTTCCTTGTGGGCTTCTAAATTATGCCCCCATCCTACCGTCCATTTGTCTTCCGAGCACTTATATGGATTCAACCGTAAGCCTTCATGCCGTTGTATCATTTCCCGCAACTTGTCCATTGTTTCAGCTGTCATATCCAATCCCCTTTGGTTTGCCGCCATTCTTTACTAATTCATACACTCGTACATCAAGCGTATTAATACTGGCTTCAAATCTCTGCAATGTTTCAGCAACCCCTTTTAACATAGCGCGATGTTCTACGCACGCTTGATGTGGGGATTCGTCGTTTTCATGTGCCCTAAAATCCGCGTCCAAGTCATTTATACGTTTGGCTGGGGATTTGCCGCCGGATAACCGCGCTAACCCTACTATGCCAATGCCAACCAGCGTGATACCGTTTATGCTAATAGCAATCCATTCAGCCGTGGGAGCCATGTGTAATTACCTCAAAGAGTGGGGAATTTACGGATATTTGAACTTTTATCAAGTTGCGCTTCAGGTTCGGTAGCAAGCATTGGTGCATCCCCAGGAGGTACTACTTTTAAAGTTTCGGCTTCGATCGCGTCTTGCACTATGTACACGCCGCATTTGTCGTTGCTTATAGGCATCACGAATTGTACGGCCAAACTTACAAGTGGCGGCATCGGCGCGGAACCGGCAACAAGCAATTTACTATCACTGATTTCTACTACTTCCGCCGTGAAGGTACCATTCAAGTGAACGTGTACAAGTTGCCCAACCGCTAAGTTTTTGCCTATTAAGTCCGTGAGTGGCATAATATATATCTTTCCCCTTGCTATAATCCTAGTTCCATCATAAACATCATCGTATCATACGGGCCGGTTTCACGCAGCTTTTTATCCCGGCAAACTTGTAGAAAATCGACTCGCGTGTTTTTGCATTTATGACACCCGCAGATTTTGCCGTGCGTAGGCTGGTTAGGCTTGACGGTACTTATAGGCCAATCCAGCAATGGCAAACTGGCTACGTCCGCCTGTGTCATAAGTCTATCTCCATAGCAGACAGTTCTTTGTCCACGGTGCCGTTATCCGGGTCGGCGTCAACTTCGCTAATTCCGGCTTGTTCGGGCGTGTATTCTAATTCTCTGGTTTTGGTTTTTCCATCGGCGGGGTCAATGTAACTTTGCTCAATCGCTAACCCATGCTTGACGCGCTCAAGATTCGGGTTATTGATATTTCTACTACGCTGTCTGCCCATCTTTACTACTTCCGCGCTCACTTCCTTAACCGGCGCGGCGGCGATTTGCGGGGTCGCTTTATTCGGCTTGGCGCTAACCTTTACGGTATGCTCGGGATACGCCGGGTTATCAAGCAATAACTTTACGTTCACTTGATAACTCACCCGACCGTAACCGTAATGTGACTGCATCATGCTGTCCATATCCAACATGCGGTTTACATCGGCCATGATGATAGTTTTTAATTCGGTGCCGCTGAGTGGCTTGTTCGCTACTGTATCTGACATAATTTCCACATCCCCTTGCAGTAAGTATTCGTATTTAATATTCTTTTAACGCATTCAAATTTTCTTCAAAATGTCTATTCGATAACGCTGGATTATCTAAATCGAACTTTATGATGTTATCCCATTTGATGCCATGGCGTAAAGCGGTATTTATGCGCGATGCGTGTATAATACGTTCCGATTCAATCAGTAGTTCCCTCCTACTCGGACTCAATGTGACGCCGCTTGTAGTTTCGTTTTGTCGGATTTTCAATAACACCCCACACCGCCATACCTCCCAACGCTTCGTAATCTTCTTTGCGTCGGGGGACGACTTTCGAGTTTGCATAGCTGACTGCGCGACGTTTGAAGGCATAACCGCCGTATTTTTCATATACCTTGATTTCCTTTCCCCAGGTCCATTTGCATTTGAACCGTTTACAAAGCTTATAATATTCTTCTAGTTCTTCGTCAAACGCATGCTCCATTAGCCGTATGCGCCGGATGGTTTGTATATTAGGCTCTAATTCGCCCTTTTCGAGCCGCCGTAAAGTACCAGTATTCGTACCTAATACCCGAGCAAACTGCGGCGGTAGGTAGCGTATAGCCATACGAAGCTGAAATATTCGTACCTTCCACGGGGTGTCTAATCGGGCGTCCATGTCAGTGTCTTCGCAATAAATATTACATGGTTAGTAATAATCGTCGGGTCTTGAATTAAAGGCACACCCATGAACCGATGTAACACTTCTTCCTCATGTGTCTTCTGGTTGCGTAGTACCATGTCTATATATGCCCCATAAGCCTGTGGCCCCATGAGTATTTTTTCCGGTTTCTGAACGCATTCCATGAATTCTTGCACCAACCAAGCTAATTTCATAATTTTATTCCTCCGTAATCCCAGGTGGATACGCGGTAACTTTTTGGGGCTGCAACGGATGATTAAACGTCAATTGCCATACCCATACGCTACCACAAAATAATACCACTAGCCTCTCGAACCATGTGAGTTTCCAGCGACTCACTACCATTCCGTCTTTACCGACAATCGCCGGTAATTGCAAATATTCGGGTTGGTCTTTGGCGTAGATGACTTCTTCAATATCCAAACCCGGAACTACTGGCGATACTGGTTTCATACGGGCTCCTTCATGCCTTTAATATTCCCCAACTTACCTTGGGCGATTTCCAATTGTCTGCGGGCGGTAATTAATTTCTGTCCCGCGTCCTGCAACAAATAGTCCTTAGCCTCTTGCCAAGTATCACAGTATTTTTGGCCGTCGGAAACTTTGGCGCGTCGATTATTTCCGTTTATAAACACCGTCGAGGACGTTTCCCGACTTACTTCCACTTCCATAATAACCGCACCACCCCAAGCACGAGCTAAATATTTCTTCACTGTTTCATCCTCACACTCGGTGGTGGTTCAATCCCTGAAGCACGCACGACTTCAGCAACACGCTGAGTTTTTATACGGACTTGTGCTTTCTTCCTACGCCGCACTTTACCCGGAGTTATCAATCTCCCACTATGCGGCCTGTCCCAGTACGCGCTATGGCACTTACTGCATGCTTTCGGCACGTCACCGGCAACCTTTGTGCGCCACTCATGACCGCAGCGCATACAGCGAAACTCATACCCTTCGCTCGGGTGCACGTATTCCTTATGATGGGTACGGTTGCAGGTTTCGCAATTCACTAAGTCGGCTGTGTTCATAGTTCCTCTACGTTGGCGCTCGTCCGTGCATATCGCCGCAA